CACAGCAGATATGTATAAATCTTATATGAATGTATTTGATAACGAACTGGAAAGGATCGAAGTAGCGTTGGAAAAAGATGTGTGGAATCCAGTTGAAAGTGGACTGTGTGGGTTCTGTCCGGTGGTTAGCTGCGAACATAACAGGAGGTAACAATGAAATACGCCATTATGGTAACAGTTGCAGATGAAACTTTTATAGACGGGCATTATTCAAATGAAGACGACGCTAAAGAAGTTCTTAAACGGTGGGAACAAACTTACCCACAGCTAAAGTTTGATTTTTGTGCAACGCTAGGGCACGTATGGCCCATATCAGATGAAGTTTTCATGCCTAATAATAGAGATGTTTTAAAATTTGCTAACGCCCTTGCTGAAATTACAAACAGCGATGCTTATAAGAAATCGTTACACTAAGCGTAAATAGGAGGAGGCGATAATGCCAACAAAGAAACGTGACTACAAAAGAGAGTACGAGACCTATCAAGGCACAGAGGAACAAAAGAAAAATCGGGCGAAGCGCAATGCTGCTCGACGTAAGGCGCTTAAAGAAGGCAAGGTGTCCAAAGGAGATGGTCAAGACGTAGCGCATAAAAAAGCTATCTCAAAAGGGGGGAAAAACAAAAGCAATACAAAAGTAGAATCTGCATCTAAAAACCGATCTTTTAAACGCAGTTCTACCAGTAAATTGGTATCCGAACGAAGCACAAGAGAGCGTAAGAAAAAATGAAAGTAATAAAAGACAGAGCCGTTGTCCTTAAAACTAGACGCCCTCATCTTATTACCGAAAAAGTAAAGAACTACAAAATACTAAAAGAGGAGCAAGGCGTTTATAAATTAGCGCTGCGCTGGGAGTTACATGAAGCCCAAGTCTTGGCAGCACTAAAAGTAAAAGATGTACCATCTCCGATAATACGTGACTACGCATGGCTAGGTAAACACCAACCGTTTAAACACCAAAAAGAAACATCAGCATTTTTAACCTTACATAAAAAAGGATTTTGTTTTAATGAGCAAGGCACAGGCAAAACTGCGTCTGTCATATGGGCTGTCGATTATCTTATGCAGCAGGGAAAAATAAAGCGGGTGTTAGTTATATGCCCGTTGTCTATTATGAAGTCTGCATGGCAGGAAGATTTGTTTAAGTTTGCTATGCACCGAACCTGTTCTATAGCACATGGAACGCCTACAAGACGTAAGAAAATACTTAATGCTAATGCTGACTTTGTAATTATAAATTTTGATGGTGTAGCTGTAGTCAAAGAAGAAATTATGAAAGGCGGCTTTGATATGATTGTAGTTGATGAAGCTAATGCTTATAAAAACACCCAGACTAACCGCTGGAAAACATTAAGAGATATAGTGGCAGACGTGCCGTGGCTTTGGATGCTTACAGGTACTCCAGCAGCGCAATCCCCTGTGGATGCGTTTGGCCTAGCAAAATTAATAAACCCTGAAAATGCACCTAAATATTTTGGGCAGTTTAGGGATAAGGTCATGTATAAAGCTTCTCAATTTATATGGAGACCAAAAGCAGACGCAGACCAGACGGTGCATAAAGTATTACAACCCGCTATAAGGTTTGAAAAAGACCAATGTTTAGACTTACCCCCCGTCACTTATGTAGAGCGTGAAGCACCTCTAACTAAACAACAGGCAGCGTACTATAAGTTGTTGAAAGATCGTATGATGATGGAAGCTGATGGAGAACAAGTTACAGCAATAAATGCAGCTACAAACTTAAATAAACTTCTTCAAATATCAGGGGGGGCAGTCTATTCTGATGAGCGTGAAGTAATTGAGTTTGATGTAAGGAATAGATTAAAAGTAGTAAAAGAAGCTATTGATGAATCATCCCACAAGGTGTTGGTGTTTGTTCCCTTTATCCATACCATAGAATTATTAGATAAATTTTTAAAGAAAAATAAAATAGGATGCGAAATAATATCAGGCAAAATATCTGTAAATAAACGCTACCAAATAATTAAAGATTTTCAAGAAACTGATAAAATTCAAGTACTTATCATACAACCACAAGCAGCGGCGCACGGGTTAACACTTACTTCCGCTAATACAGTTATTTGGTACGCTCCTGTTACTAGCGTAGAGACATACCTTCAAGCTAATGCACGTATAGATAGACCGGGGCAATATAATCCGATGACTGTAATACATGTGCGTGGGAGCGAGGTAGAAACACGCTTGTACAATATGTTGCGATCAAATATAGAGCAGCACCACAAGATAGTCGATCTGTACAAACAAGAATTAAATACTTGACATTGTAAACCTACTTGGTAAACTAATCCTCCCTACTTTTTTATAAGGAGGAGCGATGAACAACACCGATAGGGCAGATAAACTAACGGCCATCTATATAGAAATGAGAGAGGTCATTAGAAGTAAAGAAGAAGAAATTAAAGAGATAAAGGCGCAGCAAGATAAAATATCTGAAAAACTAGATTCGTTTTTTGGGGAAAAAGGTGAGTCTCTAAGACTACAATCTGGCACCGTGTCCCGACGCTTACACACTACTTATCAAGTAAGCAACTGGGATGAAATGCACAATTTTGTTTTAGAACATAAAGCAGCGCACTTACTGGAGAAGCGTGTACACGGTAGAAACATGAAAGAATTTCTGGAAGTTAATCCAGAGGTAGTTCCTCCAAGTCTTCAAGTTATTCGTAAGCATATTATTTCTGTTCGTAAGCCGTCTAAAAAATGAATCGGCTGCAAACACAGGACGGATGTTTTATACACCCGGACACCTATAAGCCGGTAACTTCTATTCAAGTAGTTATAACAGATAGTGGAACGCTATCCAGAAGTTACTATGATGCTGAAGGTAAAATAAACTGTTGGTCTTTTGGGTGTGATTTTCCCGATGCAAAAGTGCCAGAAGCCACTAAACAGGCAACACGATGCTTAGACTGCGACCAAAGCATAAAAAGAGGAAACACTAACAGAGGTGCACCTTGTAAATTCTTTACTAAAATTAAGGTAGCCACCCCCAGTAAAAATTCTCTTTATGAACTTAGACTTGGTGCATTAAGTTTATTTTCAAAAGAAGATAACAGGATGAATTTATATAAATATATAAAGCATCTTGAACACAACCGGGAAAGTACCGGAAGTGTACTAACCGAAATATATTTTGTACAGCACTACAACATTTACAAAATGTGTTTTAAACCAGTTCGACCTTTAACCAAGGATGAACTTACAAACGTAGAACAATTGGAAAATATAAGAGAGGAACTATTTATGGCTAACGAAACTCACATAGTTAGGAATGTTGAAGCACGCTATCCGCGCATAGACAAGCCTTACAGGTTTGACACTAAAGCCGGAAAGAAGGGCAAAAGCGTTCCATGTGATGCGACAGAAGATGGTGCCAGTTATGAACTGGGTTTTGCTTTAACTAAAGACCAAGCAAAAGAGCTTTATCAAATTATGCAGGGGGCTTATACAAATGCTAAAAGCAGGGATAAGTCTTGGCCTGATAAACTGGATTTGCCTTTTAAAAAACAAGACGATGGGACTTTCACTGGGAAAGCTAAATTAAGAGCAGCTTATGATGGTACTCCTACTAACGTACCTGACCAGTTTGATGCTAAAAACAACCCCCTTGAAGAAGGTTTTATGCTTACTACTGGTAGTACAGTAAATGTAGCAGTGGAATTAATACCCTACAAAATAGCGGCTACTGGCACATCAGGAGTATCACTGAGGTTACGTGGTGTACAGGTATTAAAGTATTTACCTTACAAGCCCCCTTCCCCTTTTGGTGAAGAAGAAGGGTTTAGCGCAGACGAAACTTCTGCGAGTCCTTTTAAAGAAGAAACCTCTGGTAGCGATAATATGTTTGAGCCTGAAGAAACTGCTTCTGCTAACGATGCAATTGAAGAGCCGGTTAAACGTACAGGCAAAAACGAAGAAGCTACCGATGATGAAGAAGATATAGAAGATATTATTGCATCATGGGGGAGTGATAAAAGCTAATGAGCTACGGCTATACGACACGTCTCGATAGTTTGAATAAACAAGCTAACGGCTCCCACTTAGGAGTGAAGTTAGGTCGTGTGTGTATTAAACATGACCTACCAGTTATTGAAATTGCTACTAAGTTGGGAGTCAGTAGGCAGACTGTTTACAACTGGTTCATGGGTGTCCATGAGCCAAATGAAGAATTAATTAAACCGATAAGCGAGATAATTTGTAAATATAAAAAATGAACAACTTTGACCTCATAGATTATGCCGTTCCAAAAGGCGGCTTTTATAATGTGGTCGGCATGAAAAACGGAAAACCTTTTCCAAAGTTTACCGCTAGTAAAGAAGAAGCATACGACATAGCTAACGAGCTATCTAAGCAAGGACTAAATGTTTACTTTGCATTAGGAAAACTTAAAAAAAGCGGTAACAGGCAAAAGGATAACATAGAATCATTAGGCGCTATATGGCTTGATATAGATTGTGGCAGTCGAAAAGCAGAAGAAATAGAACCTTCTACTGGGCTGCCAAAAGGATACGCAACACAAAAAGAAGGCAGCATTGCCCTTAAAAAGTTTTGCGACATAGTTGGTTTGCCCACTCCTGTAATAGTAAATTCAGGTTATGGATTTCATATCTATTGGGCATTTACTGAAGAAGTACCAACAGAAAAATGGATACCTATAGCTGACCGCCTTAAACAAATCTGTGTTACACAAGGCTTTCGTGCTGACCCTTCTGTATTTGAACCTACTCGGATACTCAGAGTACCGAATACTTATAACCATAAAAAAGCAAAACCTAAACTTGTAGAAGTAATCCTCTCTAGTGCCGAACGCTACGCACCCGATGACATACGTGAACTTCTTGGAGTAGACCCTGACGCAGTTATAAAACCTAGAACAAAACCAACACTAGATGCGTTACAAAAACTACTGGTACAAAACAAAGGCTATAAATTTTCTAAACTACTTAGCCGCCAAGACACCTGCTTACAATTAAAAGACAGCTTAAAAAATAGAGCAACCTTATCAGAACCACGTTGGTGGGACGCGTTGTCGGTAGCTAAGTTTTGTGAAGACGGTGATATGGCTATACATGCTGTGTCTCAAGAACACCCTGATTATGATTTCAACGCCGTAGAAAGAAAAATTGTAGGCATCAAGTATGCACACTCTTGTGAAGAGTTTGCCAAGAAAAACCCTAACGGATGCAAAGGCTGCGTACATAAAGGCAAGATAACCGGGCCGTTAGAACTAGGGAAGGTCATAAAGAGAGCTAAAAATAGCCCTATCAATAAATTCACTGACTACTTTAGAGGAGAAAACGGGGGTGTTTACAAACAAGACGGAGACGATGCTAAATTTGTTTATGAGCACGACGTGTATTTAAAAAAACAAATGTGGGACACAGGGGAAGAAGCGTACGCTTCTGTTTTCCGGTTTCATTCCCCGCATGACGGCGTACGTGAATTTAGTATACCAAATGATAAATTAGAAAAGAGAGAGCTATTAAGACAGTTAGCTAAGAACGGGGTGATATCAACAACTAACGGCGGTGCTCTACATGAGTACGTGCTTAACTCTATTAAATTTAAACAGACAGAAAGAGCATCAGAAATTATGCGTCTTCAATTTGGTTGGGCTAATAACAATACTAAATTTATTGCCGGAGAAAGAGAGATAACTGCTGACGGTGTTTACCATACACCTGCTGCTAAAGTAACTCGTTCTATTGCACCTTTTTTTGAACCCAAAGGCACGTTGGAGAAATGGCAAGAAGTATTTAATATTTACAATCGTAAAGGTTTGGAAATACAAGCGTTTGCCGCGTTGTCTGGGTTTGGTTCGCCCTTGTTAGAAATGACAGGGCAAAAAGGAGCCATTATAAATCTTGTACATAAGAACGCAGGTACAGGTAAAACTACAGTGCTTCGTATGGCTAACAGTATATGTGGTGATCCTGAAATGTTGTTAGGTAATCCTAAAGATACGGCAGTAGCCCGTGTGAATAAATTGGGTTTTTTAAAAAACATCGTTAATACAATGGACGAATTGAGTAACTTGGATAGCGACCAGATAAGCGACTTTGCCTATGAATGTTCACAAGGTAAAGGGAAAGACAAAGGCATGGCGAATTCAAATGCTAACCGTATAAATGACACTACGTGGCGTGCCATAACTCTTAGCACGTCCAACTCTTCCTTTTACCAAAAGCTCATGGTAGGGAAATCTTTACCAGAAGGCGAGCTTATGAGGCTCATCGAGTTTGTAATTGGCTACCAAGACACAACCATTGTATCTACAGAAGAAGGTAAAGAAAAATTTGACCATCAGCTTACTGAAAACTATGGACATGCGATTGTTCCATTTGTTCAACATGTTATAGCTAACCCCGAAGGAACTAAAAATATAGTTCGTAGCATACAACGAAAAATAGATAAAGAAATGCGTCTAACACAACGAGAAAGGAATTGGTCAGCGATCATCGCAGCTAACATTGCAGGGGGTTACATAGCTAATGAGCTAGGCATCATCAAATTTGATATGGAACGTATATATTTAAAAGCCGGTGAAATTATTAAAGTATTGAGAGAGGAGACTATAGCCCCTGTAGATTCTTATGTAGCCACACTAGGTGGTTTTATAGTTCAAAATCTAAACAGATTATTAATAGTAAATGACGGAGTAGATAAACGTACCTCAAAATCTGTTGCTCCTATAATGGAACCTAAATGGCATGAACTTGTAATGCGACATGAACCTGACACGCAGAAACTTTTTATCCCCGTAAATAAACTCAGAGAAGAATTAAACAAAGACCAAACAGACTACAAAGCTTTTATTAAAGATTTAGGAATACGAGGGATATATTGTGAGACTATAAACAAAAGAATGTCTAAAGGTATGTTAATTACTGCGCCCGCCCAAAGATGTGCCGTATTTGATACTTCACATCCTGAATTTATAAACATAGATGAAATTGTAGCGAAACAAAAAGAAGATGCAAATAGAGAAAGTGGAATACCAGATAAACTGGAAGAAGTTTAAAAAGGGGTGGTCATTTTTTATACCCTGTCTTAAACCCTCTGAAGCCAAAAAGATTTTAGTAAAAGAAACTAAGCGGCTTAAGTACAAAGTAACTACTAAAGTAACTGTAGAAGACGGAGTGCGGGGGGTTCGTATATGGAGAATTTAACCAAAGCTTTATAGACCGCCGTAAGTAACATTTTCTAACCGGTTAAAGAAAGGGTCAAGATTACGTATGAAGTTTTTATTGAAACGTATGCCCGCAATATACTCACTTTCCGCTGCGCTGCGGGATTTATAAGAACGCTTAAGTGAGTCACCTGACATAAGACGAGGGTATAACATTCTAAAATTATTTATACGCCTCATAGCTCTGTCATACAGGTCTGTATCACCAGTAGTAAGTGCCAAATACCTAGCCTTAAGTAGGTTAGACCGTCTTTCCATCACTTTATTTTCATAATTTTTACCTAACGAACGGGCTTCATAAAGGCTAGATACATCTGCTGGAGCAAAACCAAAAGCTTGGACATACAAACTCCAAGCACTTAAATCAGTATCTATTGGACGACCGTCTCGTGTTCTGACACCTTCTCGTAAATACCGCGTGCTTTTCAGACCATTGCGTGCAAAACTAGGGACCAGTCTTTCCGTCGCTCTTTCTAATTCACCAGCCGCTAATAAACCAAGAGCATCCCCAAAATCAAGAGCAAAACTACCCATAGGACCACCAAGTTGAAGTGCCATAGAAGCAAGATAACCAAATTTTTCCACTTCGTAAGGGTCTTCCCTAAACCCTATCCCGTTAGCAATACTGGCACGGTTAGATATTTCTATGTTCAGAAATGAGGAATTAACCGGCCCTTTGAGTATCAAGTCAGAAAGCCCCATCGTTCTTAGTGCCGCACGGAAATTGTACGGTTCATCCTCATCATCACCCATAGCTGCATCTAGGGCAGCCACCATTTGAGTCAAGGCTCCTATCGCCCCAACAAACGGTAGCCCAAACAATCCTCCCACTGCATAACTCATACCATACATATATATAAGCTGTTTAAATGCTTCAAACTTTACAGCCCTAGTTTCTCCGCGTACAGTATTAACAAAAGAACGCGCTACTACATAAGCACTATTCCAAATGAAACCCTTAAACGTCCACATTACACGTCCGGGGGCGTTTTGCATCCACTTTGGTGCAGTTGCTGCCATACCTGAAGTGTTTACATCTTTTACTATTTCAAGAGCATACTGAGCAGCCTCCTCGTCCGACTGACCATCCCCTTTTGCCAGATCAAACGCAGCCATACCAGTTGTTGCACGATTGTATCTTTCAGTCATCGATATAGGTATAGAAAGAAGAGTAAGGGCTTTAGCCCATCTCCCTGTATATTCTAGCGAACTTTGACGGGCACCTTCTAGGACTTCTCGTTCCAGTGTGTGACGTAACTGAGCATGATCACGTAGTGTTTCATACAATACTTTATATTTAGGGTCTGTTTGCCACGCATCAGTAAGAGCACTTGTACTTGCCCTTGTAATCATATTAGTTGTTTTTACCACTCCAAATTTTCCTGCAAGAAGAGGTACAGTCAATAGAGGAATAGAACTCAGGTTTACTACCCCCGTAGATAAATTACCCGCCATA